GGAAAAGAATACAAAAGAATAGTAAAAGAAATTATAAATGAATATCTAAACACTTATCAAATTAATGTTATGGCTGAAGTAACTTATTGTTTTGAATCTGCTACAGAATTGTTTAAAGAAATGAACGAAATAGGTAAACCTTTAGTATTAACAGATGAAGTCTTTGATGAAAATAATAGAGATACAGAAAATGATCCTTTCAAAGGAACTAGTATAGAAGGTAAAGATTAATGATAAATTTATCTGAAGTATGGGATAAATTTTTTCAACAACATCCAACTGGTGGACCTTGGGATTATAAAAATCCTAGTGCAGAGCGAAAAAAACAAGATGACCACGTGGTTGATTTTTTAGAGTATTATAATTTTGAAAAAAATCTAAAAGTTTTAGATTGTGGATGTGCTGATGGTAGAAATTCTGAATATCTTATAAATGAAGGATATGATGTAACAGGTGTAGATTTTTCAAAAACGGTTATAGAAAGAACTCAAAAGCGTTTACCTAAAGGAAAATTTATTACAGGAGATATAAGAAAACTAGATAAGATTGAATCAAATAGTTTTGATATTCTTATAGACGCTGGTGCTTTTCACGTAAATGATCCAAAAGATTCTATATCAATTCTAAAAGAATATCATAGAATATTAAAATCTTCTGGAAAAATGTTTATTAGAGTTTTTAATAAAGATGTTCATACACCTAATCCTATTTTTTCTGTAAATGAAGAAGGAACAATGCTTGTATTTGGATATAGTTTAGCAGGATTTTGTAATAGTGTTTTAGATTATTTTAATGTTAAAAATGTAAAATTTGATCCTAACTATGGTATGCACGGTCAAGGTTGCAATTATTATTATTTGGAAAGAAAAGACTAATGATTTGGGAAAGATTAATTAAATTAGAAAAAGAAATTATAAAAGTATTAGATACACATTTAGTTGAATACAAAGAACCAGGTATGGATAGATTTAATAAACCTGGTTGGACAAATCGTACTTGGTCAAATATGAGTATTAGACGAGCCCACGTGGATGTAGTTGACGCTAGAGAAACAAAAGGATTATGGATGGCACATATCTGTTTATTTCCTATGACAAAAAATGGCGGACCTATTTACGGTTTTGATATTATTGCAGGTAAGAAAAAAATAACAGGTGCATTCCACGATTTTTCTCCATTATTAAAGAAAGAACACCCATTAACAAGATGGTTTATAGAAGAAAATAAATGGTTTAAACCATCTAAAGTAAGAGAATTACCTGATTGGGCAAAGGCAATCTTTAGTGAAGGTATGATCGCCGCTGGAAATGTACAGGAAGAGAGAGAGTTAGAACAAATTTGTACTTTAGCAGTATCTAATTTAAACGCATATATTGATAAAATAGGACATTTTAATAGTGATTCTAACGAGGAAGATGTCATAAGAGCACAAAATTTCTATTGTGAAAATCAACAAAAGAATCCTCATACCCCTAAAACTATGCAATCTTTAGGGTTACCTGAAGAAGATATTAAGTTGTTTTGTGCTGATAATCTCTTTCCTACCATTAAATAAATCTTATAAATAGTATAAAAGATAAGGATTTTTATGGCAGTACCAGCAACAAGAGAAACATTAAAGCAATATTCATTGAGAGCATTGGGTAAACCAGTCATTGAAATAAATGTAGATGACGACCAATTAGAAGATAGAATAGACGAAGCAGTACAATATTTTCAGCAATTTCATTCTGATGGTATTAGAAGAACATATCTAAAATATAAATTAACTTCTGCTGACAAAACTCGTTTGTCTGGTTTAAATGCTGAAAGTGAATCAGCGACAGACCTAAAAGACACTTCGGTATCCACAACTTGGTATGAAGATAAAAATTATCTTGTTGTTCCTGAAACCGTTTTATCTATAATTAATATATTTCCATTTTCAAATAAAGGTACTATGAATCTATTTGATGTTAGGTATCAAATGAGATTAAACGACCTATATGATTTTTCTTCTACTTCTATGGTTAACTATGAAGTTGTGTTAAGACATTTGGATTTTTTAGATCACATACTTGTTGGTGAAAAACCTATAAGATTTAATCAACACGATAATAGACTTTACATAGATATGGATTGGAAAAACGATTTAGATGAAGACGAATGGTTAATAATAGAATGTTATAGAAGATTAGACCCTAACACATATACAGATATTTTTAATGACATATATTTAAAAAGATATGTAACTGCTTTATTTAAAAAACAATGGGGTGCCAACTTATCTAAATTTAACGGAGTTGCAATGGTTGGTGGCGTAACTTTAAATGGACAACAAATATATTCTGAAGCACTTGCTGATATAGAAAAATTAGAACAAGAAATTAGAACGACATACGAATTAAACCCAGCCTTTATGATAGGATAATACTATGCCAGTCAATCATTACTTTCAAGGTGGCAACGGTATTGGTAATCAAAACGAAAAAAGACTTTACGAAGATTTAATTGTAGAGGGTCTTAAAATTTACGGCCACGATGTTTATTACTTACCAAGAACACTAGTCAATAGAGATTTAATTCTAGGAGAAGATACAACTTCTAGGTTTGATGACTCTTGGATGGTTGAAATGTATGTAGAGTCAACTGAAGGTTTTGCAGGTCAACAAGAAATAGTTTCAAAATTTGGTTTAGAGATTAGAGAAGATACTACATTTATGGTATCTAAAAGAGCGTGGGATTACCACGTGGGATTAAAAGATAGTTTAATTGCTACAGGAAGACCTAACGAAGGTGATATAATTTACTATCCTTTGATGAACTCATTTTTTGAGATTCAATTTGTAGAAGATCAGGAACCTTTCTTTGCATTAGGTCAATTACCAGTTTACAAATTAAGAGTAACTCGTTGGGAATATTCTAGTGAAAAACTAGATACAGGTTTAGAGGCAATAGATAGTGCCGAAGACAAATACACATTAGATCAATTAAATTACAAGTTTAGTTTAGAAAGCGGTCAAGTTGCTTTAGATGGTGAAGGTTCAATAAGATTAGAACAAGATTTACCTACAGGTGAACCACAATTTTTAATGAACGAAGACTTTACTGAATCAGTATTACAAACACAATCAACATATGCGTCTAATACAGATTTAGATACTGAAGCAGGATTTGATACATCATCAGCATTAGATGACATATTAGACTTTACTGAAAGAAATCCATTTGGAGATGAGGATAATTAATGTTAGGTAATAGATTTTATAATCAAAGTTTAAGAAAACTTATTATTGCATTTGGACAAGTGTTTAATAATATAGTTATTCAAAGAACAAATAAAACTGGTGGTGTAACTGCTAGAATAAAAGTACCTCTTGCATATGCACCTAAAGAAAAATTTATGGTCAGACTAGATCAACAAGCAAATTTAAATAGTAGAGAGTTTGCAACATCTTTACCTCGTATGGGTTTTGAAATTAAAGGATTAAGTTATGATCCAAGTAGAAAATTAACTCGTGTTCAAAAATATTCACAAGTTAAATCAGGTGAAGAAGGCAAAAAAGTAAACTTTAATTATACACCAGTACCTTATAATATTGATTTACAATTATATCTTTTTACAGCAACTGCTGAAGATGGATTACAAATAATTGAACAAATATTACCTTACTTTCAACCTGATTATACGGTAACGGTTAATATGGTTCCTAATTTAGATATTAAAAGAGATATACCTATTGTATTAGGAAACATTAGTTACGAGGATAGTTATGACGGAGATTTTACAAGTCGTAGAGCCGTTATATATACAATTGACTTTACTGCTAAAACATACTTGTTTGGTCCTATGAACAATCAAGGTGTTATTAAAAAAACTACAGCAGATTTGGGGACAGATACAGAGCCTCAATTAACAAGGGAAGAAAGAGTTGTAGTAATACCTAATCCAGAAACTGCTGACGCAGATGATGATTTTGGATTTACAACTTCAATTAGTTTTTATAATGATGGTAAGAGATATGATCCATCAACTGGAAATGATTCATAATGAGTAAATTGGAAGATAAAGTAAATGAAATATTAGGTGTAGATACGCCTGTTGTACGTAACAAAGAGTTTAGTCCACCTGTTGAAAGAAAACAAGGTGAATTAAAATTAGCAATAGATAAAGATATTAACACCGATTATGATTATAGTAGAGAAAGTTATTATAGTCTAATAGAAAAAGGACAAGAGGCGATACAAGGTATACTTGATATTGCAAAAGAAGGTCAACATCCTAGAGCATATGAAGTTGCAGGACAACTTATTGGACAAGTTGGACAAACGGTTGACAAACTACAAGACTTACAGAAAAAATTAAAAGACTTAAAAGAAGTACCTAATAAAACAAACGCCAATATTAAAAATGCTTTATTTGTAGGTTCTACTGCCGAACTACAAAAGATGTTAAATAAAAAAACTATTGAAACTAATAGTGAGAGGAAAAGTGAAAATGAACAATTTGAAGGCAAAGACATCACACCTAAAAGTTAAAGAAATCAGACAACACGTAGGTTTAGAATACATAGCAGCTAAAAAATTTCCTGATTTACCAGAGCAAGAAGCAATAGACGGAACTATTGAATTGTGGAAAAATTTTAGAGGTTTTATGAAAGAGTTTTTTGTTTTAAGAGGTAATGAAAATGATTATAAAGGAAAATATTTAGAAGGTTTTTATAAAAATCCTAGATGGTGGGCAGGTATATATGATGGAGATAAAATTGTAGGCACAGAATATTTTACTTATAGAGGTGATAGAATGTTCTCTGGATTTTTATTTGCAGATAGTAGAGAGATTGCACAAGAATTAATTACACAATTATATGAATTATCAAAAGTAACACTACCTAAATTAGATGTAATAGAATCTATACATTTTACTAATGTTGACGAGTATGATTTAAGTTATAGGGAAGAAACTGGTTATAGAGCGTGGGCGTGGTTAGATGAAAAAGATGTAAGAGGTAATGATTGTAGAGTAAGTTTTTTGAAAAAAGTTAGATCAGAATGGGAAGAACAAAATAATGATTAAGTTAGATACACCACACGAAAGTTTTGTAGGAGGTTGGCACATAGATGAAAAAATATGTGATGATCTAATACAACTATTTAAAGATAATAAAGAACATCAAAAAGTAGGAGTATCTGGAGGACCTTTTAATGTTCAAAAAAATGTAAAAGATTCTATTGATTTAGGTTTACATCCTGATTGGGACGAACCTAGATTTGTTGCATATAAGAACGCATTAAAGGAGTGTGTAGGTCTATATGAAAAATTATATCCTGAAGTAAAAGGTTTTAATGCTTTTGGTATGACTGAAGGTGCAAATATACAACACTATCCACCAGGTGGAGGATATTTTGCTGAGCATTGTGAAAGAACATCAAAGATGGAAACTCGTTGTTTAGTATGGATGACTTATTTAAATGATGTTCCAAATGCAGGTACACATTTTAAATATCAAAATGTAACTTCACCGTCTGAAAGAGGATTAACTTTAATTTGGCCAACTGACTTTACACATACACATAAAGGACAAATTTCAAAGACATACGATAAATATATAATAACAGGTTGGTTTGGATACAAATAAAATGGCAATAACAGACGCATATTTAGGTAATCCTAATTTAAAAAAGATAAACACACCACAAGAGTTTACTAAAGAACAGATTTTAGAATATCAAAAGTGTGCTAATGATCCTATATATTTTATGGAAAACTATGTGAGAATTGTATCGCTTGATGAAGGTCTTGTACCTTTTAAGATGTATGATTTTCAAAAGAAAATTGTAGATACTATTCATAATAATAGATTTACAATTTGCAAATTACCTAGACAATCAGGTAAATCTACAACAACGGTTTCTTATTTAATGCACTATGCAATGTTTAATCCAAACTCTAATATTGCTTTACTTGCTAACAAATCATCAACTGCTAGAGATATATTAAGTAGATTACAACTTGCATATGAAAACTTACCTAAATGGATGCAACAAGGTGTAGTAAACTGGAACAAAGGTAATATTGAATTAGAAAATAAATCAACGATAGTTGCCGCCGCTACTTCTTCAAGTGCTATTAGGGGTGGTTCTTATAATATAATATTCCTTGATGAGTTTGCTTTCGTACCTACAAACATTGCCGAAATGTTTTTTAGTTCCGTTTATCCTACAATATCTTCAGGACAAAAAACTAAAATGGTTATTGTATCAACACCGTATGGTATGAATCAGTTTTATAAACTATGGGTTGACG